AATACAGGGAGACATTCTTTTCCTACTGTCTCATACCTGACTATCTTTTTATTATTTTCTAATACTTTTCCTACAGGGTTCTTTAATTGTTGTTCTCTTGTAGGACACTCTGCTGGTGGTGGAGGTGGTGGTGTATCTGTGTTTGCCTTTGGTGTCTCTGGTGGTTTTGATTCTGGTGGTTTGTATGGTGGAGGTGGTTGAGATGTTGTTGTTACCTCCAATCTACGTGGATCATAATCTAATGGACTATAATTAGGTGTTCCTGCATCACAAAATACCTGAACACCATCCTTATCTTCTTCTTTAAGTGTTTGATTCTCATTACTGTCCCTATGGGACTCAACACATCCAGGTATATTAACAATAGGAACACCCACCTGTGAAGTCACGGGTGGGTATATTGGCAATGCCTGTGGAGGATTACTCATCCAATCAGGCATTACGTTGATATTCAAATTACGAATGTCACCAATATGAATACTATTATTCGGAATATTAATATTAGGTATATCCATCAGAAAGGAAGTCCACCTCCACCCATAGGAAGAATGCCACCAGTAGCACCGGGGACTTCAGGCATACTAGAATCCATCATGTCAGGAAGGGAATCTGTAATCGCCTCTCCAGCAGCTGCTGCAATTTGACTCTTTGCATTCTCAATAATAGAATCTTTATTGAGATACAGTGCAGTGCCGCCACCAACAATACCTGCGGTTCCAACGAAAGAAAGAACTGCTAGGACATTAATTACTTTTTGCATTTTTACTTTTCCTAATTAAAAAGTATATAGTTTACAATTAATCTTTCCAACCACCAGATTTTAACCAATCATCATGGTATGGATTTTTCCAACTTGAACTAATATTATAGGATGGCATAATCACTTCTTGAATATATCTCCTGTTTTCTTTTGCAATATTTAAACTTTGTGTCTCTAAATTTTTCACTCTATTATCAACTGCTGATGCCCACCAGACAGCACCAGCACCTTGAACTAACAAGAATGATACAATCGCAAAAGGAATTTTCAAGTCTTTCATTTTTAATCCTCAATAATGTTACAAGTTAGTTCGCAGTTTTCACCTTTAAATTCAGAGTCTGGGATAAAAGGTGTAGACCCACAGACAACACTTCTACACCAACGTGCCGTGCGCCCTTCTGATTTCCCTGAGTGCTTCAAGGTCCATGTTTTTTGTTCCTCCATCATAGGCATGAGCATAACCCTCCTCAATCATTTGTTCGTTGAGGGACACATCTGCATCCCCGATGTAAAGCCAACCAAGAAGACGCCCATACTTCCCAGTGCCACCAACAAGTTCAGTCCTAACAGACAACTCATCATCACCAGCCAAAGTGCCTTCGAGTTTCTCTTTGAGCCAGTTGGTTGCTTCGATTCCAAGTGCTTTCTCCTCTAGATTTCTCGTCCTTTTCTCTGGCGTATCAACTCCTGCAACTCTAACTCTTTCTTTCTTGTATAAGTCAAACCCCAGATCAATGGTGACATCAATAGTATCGCCATCAAGAACACGATTAATCTCCGTTACTCTGAAGTTGTAGCAGCTCTTCCTGCTTGGTGGTTTCATGGCTCCCATTTTCTAACTCGTAAAATGCAGTTCTCATTATGTATAAGATGTAGTAACCAATTCCTAACAAAAGTATAACAATACACCATATCACACTCCACACTGGATCGTTGAAGTTCTCATGTGTTCTTAATATTAAATTCACTTGTGACCCTTATCAAATGGTTGCCAGTGTTGCCATCCGTATTCGTGGATTAGTTGCATTCCTATTACTGGTACAACTATTAAGGCATAACAAAGACCTCCTAAGAAGAGGCCATTGTTCATTAGTGAAGAGATCATTTTTCTCTTAAAACTCTATAATCTATATTAGATGCAGAGAGTGTTTAAGACAACTATTTGTTAGGATTTCAAGTCTTTTTTAGGTTCAATTGCAGAGATGACTAGTGGAGCTTGTTCTACTCTAATCACCTGTGCTGGTGCTGTCTCTTTGGCAGCATCAATAAGTTCTTTCAAATCAGCTTTGGTGATACCACCAGAAGCAACCGCAGCTTGTGCTTTATAGGTTCCATCCCCATTCTTCTTTGCTGCCTGAACACCAAATGTCGCAAGAACACCTGTGAATACTGATGCAATAAAAGTCGGATCAAGTTTCTGTTCGGGAATACCAAGAGCAGGAGGAAGTTGTATGTAAGCTAGAGTGAGTATTCCACCACTCCAAACCAGAATACCAAGACGGACAAAGGTAGATAGAATAGCAAGTTGTTCTTCCTTGTCATCTGCTGCCTCTTTTAGTTTACCGAGGATACCTTTCTTTTTAGGATCTTCCTTCTTAATTTCTTCTGGATTATTTTCCATTATTGGTTCTGGTGTGGCACCAGTATTTAGAAAAAAAGGACCCCTTATTGGGATCCTTGGTATGAGGGAACCATCATTCCCCCATCCATATCGTTATCGTCATCTTCCTCTTCTACCAACAATAACATGAAGAATAGAGGAACTAAACAAAATAAGATTGTTTGTTCGATTACCATAATCCTGGAATAATTTGTCCTGTAGTTGCATAACTGCCGATAGCAGCGATGACTCCGAGCATTGCTGCCCAACCGTTGATGCGTTCTGCGTTTTCGTTCATGATTCCTCTCCTGTTTGTGTGATTAGTGATGCGCCCACGAAGGACGCAAATAGTATACCAGATAATGCTAGTAATGCCATCAGATAAGTCCGAAGAAAATGTTACCTGTTAGTGAGTATGAGAAGATTGCAAAGAAGAATCCAATCATAGCTGCACGGCCATTCAATTTTTCTGCCTTTTCAGCATAACTTTCATAACCGTATCTCTCAGCATCACTCTTAGAAACATACATTGTAGGTTCCTTGGCGAACAAATTTTGTTGTCCTCTCTCATTAGTAGTTACAGTCATAAATTCTTTTATGTTAAGTTATGTTATATTATATATGTTTTCTTAACATTTGTCAACAATTGTAACTGTAGGGTTTCCACTACCAATCTCTATTATACGTGCATTTCTTTGGATGCTTGCTGCACCACTGCAGGACATACGAGTCAGCATCCACTTCCATAGAGTAGTGAGCGTGGTTATGAAGCATCCCTATAAGAATAAGTAATGAGATAGTAATCAGATTATAATGGAAAGCAGGATGAGTAATGAGTTTTGTAAAATAATTTTTCATAAAAAAGGGGGATGCCGTCGCACCCCCAGTATAACATCTAGATATTTACTTGTCTATATGAACAATCAGAAGTTGAACTTGGCGCCCAACTTACCACCAACACCGAAGTCATCATCGTCATCAGCAGTCAGGAAGGAGAGCTCACCATATACTCCGATAGAATCGGAAACAGGGACTCCAAGACCTACCTTACCAGAAAACTGGGTGTCAGTTTCTTCACCGTCAACAGCGACGATCGCAGGACCAGCCTGGACGTAGTAGGAAGCAACACCGGCTTCACCTTCAAAACCTACGTGCAGATCCGTCGTTGCCGCGGTATAATCATCTCCGACCCAACCAGCATTGGTTTCTACGTTAACGTAGGGACCTGCAAGGGCAGCGCCAGCGGACATGGACAGAGCAGCAGTTGCTGCGAATACAGATTTAAACATTTGTTTTACCTTTTTGTCTCGTAGAGTTTAACCTACGGATGGAAAGAGACTCGACTCGTCTCTGTTTGTTTGTTTGAACTACATGCCCCTAACCTAAGTTTGCGAGGGTAGGGCACTGTTGAAAAAAAATCTTGTGAGGAATTACCGTCTCACAAGTCTATTTATTGTATCACAGAACTGTCAACCCGTCAATCTTGGTTCGGTTGATGTGAAGACGCTGACACTCTACCGAGATATGGGTCATAATCCATCAATTCATCAATACTCATCTGTGCACCCTTCTGTGACCAGAAGTTAAACTGAGCATTAAAGTTACCCTTGTGGAACTGATCAACGTGTTCTGGGTGGATACTAGACCCCAATGGGATGTGATATAGAAGGAGGGGGAGAGCGTAAGTATTACCTGAGTTATACAGGAGGTCATCTGCAACTGGTCTTGGTCTTACACCATTATCTAATTTATATTTCTCACCACGACAATGAAGACGAATCATTTTTTCTGCATGGTGTCTTGTGATTATATAACAAGCTGTAGAGAACTCATTTACAAATCTCTTATGGATCTTGATATGTACATCTCCTGTACAGATGATTGCAATCTGACATACATCCCAGTCATAAGGAAGTTTACAGTAGAAATCTCTCCAAGTAAAATTCCAATACTTGATTAGATCTAAACTACAATCATCTTCCATCATGATTGCATATGGTTCTCCACTATCATAGAATTGTTTGATAGCTTTGAGGTGTGATGTAATACAACCAATCTCACCAGA